TATTAGCGTTACATCAGAACCATGTTCTTTCCACACCTTGCGGAGTTCGACAGCAATTGCTTCCTTATCCACCCAAATCCTTGAACCAGTAATTAGTAAACGAAACATGTTAAACACTCCTTAGAACATAAGATATAATTATAATTTATAACTACATAGACCAGACCAACACGATCGGAATGAATTGTCAAGCCACAGTTTTATCGTGGCTTGATAAGAAGGGAGATTGTGTTAGTAGTTGTACTTAATAAAGCATTAGCATTAGCATATATAACTATTTAAACCAGTAGATACTGTGCCTCAGCCTGCTGGCTGGCAGATAGTACCGCTACATACAGCAGCCAGTCTGTAGTTTTAACAGCACCACGGACTGTTCTAACAGTACCATTAGACCCCGTATAGTTTAATTCTCAGTCTGATATACTGTTGTATCTCTACCTAAAAACTTCTGTCAGTATAGTGACTACCCCATCTGAGCAGGACTTATATAATCAGTTGCATCAGAAATGTTCGTTTTACCTGTTTGAACGGATTAAGTATATATAGAGAACAAAATATATTCGGAAGTCTTTATAGAGCCTTCCTCATACTGTGACAGACTACTGTACAAACTGTACTTTATAGGCAGGTGTACTGTGTCAATAGACGGGACAAATGATGGCTGGGTTTAAGAGTGGGGCTGAGCACCATGCTTCTAAAGGTGTAGCCCAAGCCAAAGAAGATGTCCTCATAAGGGTCGCTGCTGGGGTAACTGTCCAAGCCGCTATGGCTGCGGCAGGTAAGAAACCAGACACAATCCGTCAATGGATAGTCCGTGATCCTGACTTTGCTCGCAAACTTGAAGAAGCCAAGGCATCTGGACAAAAGCAATCTTTTAAAGAACTAGGTATAGAAAAAGAGTCAATTCCTTTCAAAGACTTCTCTAAGTTGTTTCTAGACCAGTTAGTATTTCCACATCACCAAGACTGGGTTGATCTCCTTGAGGGAAACCAACCTTCGTGGCTGCACCCTAATATGATTTATGAGCCAGGCGAGTCAAACCGTTTACTGGTTAACGTACCTCCTGAGCACGCTAAGTCCACCGTTATCACGGTGAACTATTCAACTTACCGCATTGCCCTCAATCCTAACATCCGCATCATTGTGGTATCAAAGACATTGAATAAGGCGCGAGAGTTCGTATACGCTATAAAGCAACGATTGTCCCATCCACGCTGGCTAAAACTGCAGACCGCTTACGGTCCAGATGGCGGCTGGAAACAGGACGCAGATACTTGGCGCACCGATACTGTCTATCTTGGGGGCGATGCGCGTAACTCAAGTGAGAAAGACCCGACTCTCCAAGCGTTAGGTATGGGCGGTCAGATCTACGGTGCACGTGCTGACCTTATTATTCTGGATGACTGTATAACAACTGCCAATGCCCATGAGTGGGAAAAACAGATGGACTGGTTACAGAAAAAAATTATTACCCGTTTAGGTAAAAACGGTAAGTTGCTAGTAGTAGGGACGCGAATTGCAGCAAATGATTTATATAAAGAACTTCGTGATCCGAAGCATTGGTCAGGTGGCAAGACTCCGTTTACTTATATGGGGATGCCTGCTGTACTGGAGTATTCGGAAAAACCAGAAGACTGGGTTACGCTTTGGAAAGAGTCGGATGTCCCGTGGGATGGGGATGATGAGACTCCTCAGGAAAACGGCTTCTTCCCCAAATGGGACGGTGCAGCCTTATTTAAACGTCGTTCAGAAGTCACACCTTCAACTTGGGCACTTGTCTACCAACAAGAGGACATCCAGGAAGACTCAATTTTCCCACCAGTGTTGGTGCAGGGCGCAACTAACGGAATGCGTAAGCGGGGAACACTAAAGCCTGGTGCTGCTGGACATCCACCACAGGTGGAGTCTCACACTGTTATTGGCTTTGACCCTGCTATGGCTGGCAATGCTGCCTTTGTAGTTTGTACGTACAACCGAGCAGATGGAAAGATTTACATATTGGACTGTATCAATATGAGCGAACCGACACCTCAGAAGATTAGGGCAACAATTGAAGAACTGGTTCAAAGATACAAACCACAAGAGTTTAGAGTTGAAATCAACGCCCACCAAAAAGCCTACTCACTTGATGAGGAACTACGAAACTGGCTTAGTCAATACGGCGTACGGCTTGATGCTCACTTTACAGGCAAGAACAAATGGGACACATCTTTCGGCGTTGCCTCAATGTCAAACCTCTTTGGTACAGAACGTGATGGCAAACATCAAAAGAATAATATAATAGAACTTCCTTCTTCAGAAGGCAGCGAAGGTATCAAGGCTCTAACTCAGCAACTGCTAACTTGGAAGCCAGAGACTAGGGGCAAGACAGATACTGTTATGGCTTTATGGTTTGCAATAATTCGCATCCGCGAACTAATGCAACAGGGTAGCAGAACATCTATGTATGTTAATAATCGTTGGGCTACTAAACAACAAATGAATGGTAGATACGCAATTAATCTAGATGATGCCTTTGCAGAGCAATGGCAAGAAACTTACGGATAGGGAAACTAAAATAGCAGTACCAATTATCGGCGCAGCAGCACTTGCTGCTGCCAGAGCAGTAGCGGTAAGTAAATAATTTTTAATCAATCGTTAGGACAATAATGTTATCAATGGAGCAAATTGCTGCGCGAGTGGCTTCTCTTAAATTACGCAATTACGAACGTGATGCGCGTAACCTTGATGTCCTTGCTGTCCGTAAAGGAAAAATTTCTCAGATCTATCCTGACTTTTTTCCTGAAGGTGTAGATACTAACGTAGTTGCTAACTTTGTTGATATTGTAGCCCGTGACCTTTCTGAGGTAATGGCTCCGCTTCCAGCGGTAAACTGCTCAGCAGCAAATCAAGTTTCTGACAGAGCGCGTACATTCGCTGATAAGCGTACTCGTATTGCATCTAACTATTTCTCACACTCAGACCTAGCAGTACAAATGTACTCAGGTGCTGACTGGTACATCACATATGGTTTCGTCCCTTTCATTATTGAATTAGACGAAGAAGCAAAATTGCCACGTATACGTATAGAAAATCCTATTGGGGCTTACCCAGAATTTGATCGCTATGGACGTTGTGTAGCATTTGCTAAGAGATATACACTTACATTAAGTGAACTTGTTTCTCAATTTCCTGAGTATGAAAGTCAAATACTTGGTACTTTAAAATACAAACAGGATCTTAATGTTCAGATTGAAATGATTCGTTACTACGATAAAGATCAATCTGTTATATATCTTCCCTCTAAAAATAATCTAGTCATTTCTGCGGCTCGCAATCCGTTAGGTAAGATGATGATTGTTGTAGCACGTAAGCCATCTATTGATGGTGAACTGCGTGGACAGTTTGATGATGTACTCGGTATTCAATTGCTTCGCAATCGTTTTGCATTACTTGCAATGGAAGCAGCAGAGAAGTCAGTACAAGCACCGATTGTTCTACCACAAGATGTACAAGAACTTCAGTTGGGTGGAGATGCGGTTATCCGTACCGCTAACCCAGCAGGTGTTCGTAGAGTTGAACTTAACATACCGCAAGGCGCGTTTACTGAACAAGAATTACTTAATCAAGAACTACGCGTTGGCTCTCGTTATCCAGAGGGACGTACTGGAAACATTAATGCAAGTATTGTTACTGGACAAGGTGTACAGGCTCTTATGGGTGCATTTGACACCCAAGTTAAATCTGCTCAAGCAATTTTTGCAGCCGCACTTCGTGACGTAATCAGCATCTGTTTTGAAATAGATGAAAGCATTTATCCAATTGAAAAAACCATTCGTGGCGTAGATTCGGGTTCACCTTATGAAATTACATACAAACCAAGCAAGGACATTAAGAGCGACTATTCTGCTGATGTTCGGTACGGTATGCTTGCTGGTCTTAACCCAGCACAAGGTCTTATCTTTATGCTTCAAGCACTTGGAGGAAAACTCATCAGCCGAGATATGGCTATGAGAGAACTACCGTTTACAGTTAATGTAACTCAAGAACTTGAAAAGATTGAAATTGAAGATATGCGTGCAGCGCTACTTGGTTCGCTTACTGCAATGACTCAAGCAATTCCACAAATGGCAACACAGGGACAAGATCCATCAGAGATAGTAAGAAATATCGCTGCAGTTATTAAGGCTCGTCAAAAGGGTCAAGCCCTTGAAGACGCTATTGAAGCAACCTTTGCTCCGCAGCAACCAATTTCTCCTGCTGGGGAAGCGCCTACGGTTGAGCAAATGTCCCCTGCTCCCACTGCTTCTCCAGTAGGAGAACTAGGACAACAGGAGACACCACCAGATTTACAGATGATGCTCAGCCGTTTAACATCAAATGGACAGGCTAGTGCTTCTTCTCAGATAAGACAACAAAGAGTAATCTAGAGAGGCAATGATGGCATACAAAAAGAAAGTTATTGATCTAGATACTTATTCTGTTATGGATGGTTATGCAATTGCTCTTAACGAATGGTATAAATCATTACGCCGTGCAGGTTTTTCCGTAGATATAGCACTTGCAATAGTATTAGAAAAAGAATCATTTCCTACTTGGATATTACCAGTTAAACCTTTAGAAAAAATTACCGATATTGAATATGATGATGATGAGGATGAATAATGGCTGGAACAAAAGGACAAAGCGGTGGATACCGTCAACCAATGAATCCCGCACCAGTATCACCTCCAGGGGCTTTATCACAACGTACTGATGGTGGAGCACTTGACGGTATGACTCAACCCACTAAGCAATACACAGGTTTGCCTTACGGTCAGAATAAAGAAATAAATGATGCACAGGGTGCAGCAAGTATGGCTGGTGATACCAATCCATTTTCTAAATTTACTCCTTTAACTGCACCTAGCGCACGTCCTAATGTTCCTATTACTAATGGCATTGCATCAGGTGATGGTGCTGGTACTGAAGTAATGCGTGATATGCCCAACTACTCACCATCACTTACAGATACTATTCGTCATCTTGCACAGTTTGATGCATCAGGAGATACAGAATTAATTTTTAGACAACTTACTGACAACGGATACTAATGTATAAGATTAATCCAGTTGTTGCTACAGTTTCACCTAACCTTTACAACGCTGCTAAGACTGCTAATCTAAACCCTAAAGAAGTTAATCAGGTTGAGCAGATGAGTTATACAATTAATGAACACCGCCAACTTACAAAGTTAGGCGAAGAAGCAGCACGCAAGCGTTATGACTCACTTGATGTTGGTATTCAAGATCAATTAAAATTTATGTTTAAAGAAGCAAACTATATGCAACCACCCGAAACAGTTGCAGATAAAGTACAGGGTTTTCTTGGCGGTACACTTAAACTTGCTGCTTCACCACTTATTGGTTTGCTTAAATTAGGCGGAGCATACAACCGTGCAATTAATACACCTTATGCTGTTGCTCGTCAGGTCTACCAAGGTGCAGAATTATTTTCTGCAAAAACTTGGCATGATGGCTGGGATGGTCGTAGTCTTTACGACAATAGTGCTTTAAAAGAAGCAACAGATTACTTTGGTAAGTTTGACGTAGAGGTAGCAAAAGGATTATTGGCTGGTCGAACACCTGGTGAAATTGTAGAAGCATACGGTAGCGTTGATAGCAATTTACTTGAGTCAATTAAGAAAGCATACAACGACCCAGATGCTTTTAAAGAAGTACTTGAGGGTGTTAAGTTTACACAGATTAGCCCAGGTCGCGATCTTGCTCGTATGTTAGATGATGATGGTAATCCTAGTGTTTATACAAAACCTAGTTCATTTGCAAAAGGTTTATCTGGCAAAGTTGATTTTATGTATCAGATTGCAGTTGATCCATTAACTTGGATGACTGGTGGTTTTAGCAAAGGTGTTACTAAAGGTGACAGAATTGCTAAAACAATATCAGAACGACTTATTAAGAATGAAAAAATAGATGTTGTTGTTTCTGATGCGTTTAAAAATAATCCAGAGTTAAGTAACTTTTGGGACAATGGTATTGGACCTTTAATCAAAAGATTTGCTGAAACAGAAAAAGGCGCGAAGGGCGCAGTCTTTGAAGAAATCGGTAAAAGATTTCCTGGCTATAATGACCGTACAATTATTGAAGCATTTGCTGAGCCAACTGCTAAAGTTTATGATGCAGCATCAGCAGAAAAGTATTTTACTAGCGCACAGAATTTAAATTACCTTATGGCTGGACGCGTAAGCGGATTAAGTTATTCTCGTAATGGTGTTGTTGTTGCTAGAACTAGCCGTAATCTTTATGATAGTTTTTCTAGATACTTGGATAGCGTTTTCAACGCTACTACTCCACAAGAGTTTGCTGGCAAAGTAAGTAAGGGACGCACTGTTGCCCAGCGTGATCCAGCAACAGAACCAATCATTAACTTAATATCTAAACCTGAAGTATTGCAACAAAAAGATATGAAAGTCATTGAAGATGCAACTGCTGAAATTCGTGGTTGGAGATTACAGAAAATTGGACAACTTGCTGCTCGCTCCCCTTTGGCTCGAGAAGTAGAAGTTGGATTAGGTGCAGCACGTACTGCTGAAAACTTTACAATTCGTGCTCGTCAAATTCTTCCACGTGATATGGCGCAAACACTAACAGAGCATTTTCTTGCTTCTACCGTTAGCGAACAGTTTGTTATACTTCGTAATCTTGATGCTGCAACTATGTATTCAATGGGTCTTGGTGGACATGCTAAGGGTGAGGAATTAATTGCTAAGATACTTCGTCAGAAGTACGGTGTCGGTGCTGGTATGGGAACTAAAGTAGATCGTACGGTACCAACAGAATTAGTTAATGATACACCAAAACATATTATGGCAACCAATGGAACTAATGCAGTTTCAAGCAACCTTGGTAACATACACAGATACCAAGCAACTTATGCTGTTGGTGCATTGCCTTACAATGAAATTGGTTCAATGGTATGGCAAATTAAATCAAAAAAGTTTTCAGTTGAAGCAATTGGTGGAGCAGTACAAGGTGATTTTTCTAAAAAATTAGTTGACGTATGGTCTTTCCTTACACTGCTACCACGTTTAGGTATTCGTTCATCTATTGATGAAATGACAATGTATCTATTGACAGCACCTACACGTGATATATTTAGTTTAGCGACTCTTCAGGGTCGCAAGATGGCTAACGTATCAAGAACGTTTACTGGTTCTACTTTAAGCACTGGACCAATCAAGCGTGGAGTGCAAAGACTATTTAATCTTGCACCTGATAAAAGCCTTATTGATAATATTGGTAAGAAAATTAAGATTAGTCCAGAAGAAGCACTTGATGATGCTGCACGTTATGAGGCATTGGAAGTATATGCACTATCTAAGAACCTAGATATTTCACAACTTACAAGTTTGCAGAAACGAGAAGCCGTAGGTGCTTCTATTCTTAACATGTATGGTCCATATATTAGAAATCAAGAAGATTTAGGTTATCTATTACAAGCATTTAAATATTCACCTGATGCTCTTGATGGTATGGCTCAGGCTCTTATTGGTAATACTGGTATTTCTGGTGAGTTTGGTGAGAAAGTATTACAAAACATTATTACACCAACAATGTTAGATAAAGCATTTGCTTCATTTGGTTCTAAAATGTATGGCAAGACAGTAACAGTTAATACTTCAAAACTAAGTGAGCGACAAATTGCTGGCGTACAGTACGAAAAATGGTATAAGTTATTTGTTGGTAACAAATATAGAATAAAATCTGATAGCAACCCATACTTTACGCCTAGCCAGGTATTTTTAAAAAATAATGCTCTACGTACAAAAGATGATTATGTCAAAGCAATTGATGAGAGCATGGAGCAGGTCGGTTTTACTCTTAGTCCAGTGAGCAACACTTGGACTATCTATAATCCTGCTTTAGTTAGTAATTTCTTAGGTGATACTATGGATACTGTATCTGGTAGAGCCGCAGGACTTAGTGATGGAACTATCGCTCGCGGTCAGTTAGCAAATATATTTTTAGATATGCGTGAAACTTTCCACGGTTCATCTGAATTATCTGTATTCAATGATGATCTGTTAGCGCTTATGACTAAAAAAAGAAAAGAAGTTTCTTCATCACTACAAACCAAGTCTGGTAATGCAGGTAAGCAAGCAACATTAAGTCAATCTGCTGCCGCTATTAGTTTAGATGATTTTCATGATGCATCAAAGGGATTCCAAATCCAAGGAGAAGTTAATACTACTCTTGACTTTGGTGATGACATTGAAAGCATCTATCGTAGATTTGGTAACTGGGGCTTTGAGCAGATGGATAAGCAGGTTACTGGTATTTTCCGTCAACCAGCAATTAACATTGCTTATGTTGCTGTTCGCAAGAAGTATGCAGGCGCAGAAAGAGAAATGACACGACAATTAACCGAAGGTTGGACTAAAGGTTCTGCTGTTGTTAAAGGCAGTAAAGAATATGCAAGGATTGTAGACTTACAAAAGGCTGTAGCAGAGAAACACTTTACTGAAATCTCACTACGTGAAGCAGCAGATACTGTTCTAAAGTTTGCTGATAACCCTAGCATTCGTTCTAACTTCTCTTATTCTGCACGTACAGTAGGTCGTTACTATCGTGCAACAGAAGACTTCTATCGCCGTATCTACCGCATGAAAGATGTAGCACCACGTGTTTTATACCGTATGCGCTTAGCACATCTTGGTTTAGATGCTAGTGGTGGTATTCATACAGATACAAATGGTATGGCATATGTAGTTATGCCTATGGATAACGTATTATTTAAAGCAACAGATGCAACAATGCGTGTATTAACTGGTAACGATAACTATCGTCAGCCACAGTTTAATCAGTTTACACTCAAGTTAAGTATGTTGAACCCATCATTCTCACAAGATGCTGGAGTGCCTACTCTATCTGGTCCAATTGCTGGTTTAAGCGTAATTGGTGTAAAGAATTTCTTAGGTATGGCTCCAGAACAGATTCCATTTATTGGTAAATACCTTGAACCATACGGTACTGCATTAGGTGAAAGCATTGATACATTTGCACTAGGTAACATTGGTGATAACATTAATATCACTAGAGCGATTGTACCTGCTGGCTTACAAAAGATATATGCATTGACTGGCTTTGATGAGAAGTCAAGACAAGAAGTAACCGCTGCACAACAGGCTATTGCCTACAATGCAGCCAATGGTATATCACTAAGACCAGATGCAACTGATGCCGAGAAGGCTCAGTATCTAAAGAACATTCGTATATCTGCACACAACATTGTATTCCTACGTAACTTGTTAGGTTTGTTTGCACCAGTAGCACCACAGTTATCTGAAAGCATTGGTGTTCCTGACTATCTAAAGGATGTAGGTATTACTAGCCTACGTGCTGAGTTCTTTGAACTACTAGATGGCATATCTAAGGCTAACAACGGTGACGTTGTAGATCCATATGAGCAAGCATTAGTTACTTTCATGGGTGAGAATCCAGGTAAACTTATCTATACTATTTCACGTACAGAAAAAACAAGCAAAGTAGTTGTGCGAAATAGTGAAGGATTAAAGAACTGGGCTATACGCAACAAGAGCATGATAGATACATACGGCTCAGCCGCATACATTTTTGCTCCAAGAACAGGTGATTTTAATGCTGGTTCTTATAACTGGATTCAGGCTTCTGGTTTAATGAAAGATAAAACACTTGAAGAATACTATGACGATCTAGCAGTAGCAGAAGATAAGCAACGTTATTACGATATTGGTAAAGCGGAGAAGGAACAACTGGCTAAGATGTCAGATCCACAACTTCGGGCTAACCTTATTAACGAAGCAACTGATGCGCGTAAGGCGCTTAAGGCTGCTAACCCTTTACTAAACCAAGCACTTATTGGTAGAGGTAACAATATAGGTAGCGAAGAAACAATGCTTACTAGCGTTGAAGAAATGATTAACGATCCCAAGACATCAGTACCAGCAAGCACCCGTCAAAGAATGGTTCTTGCTGTAGCACTTATGCGTGACTTTATAGCATTTGCTAAAAGTCCTAATCTTAATAATGTTGTTAATAAAGTAGATCTTAAGAGACAACGTAAACTACAAATTGAAGCAGACTTAAGGGAGTTAATGTTGGGCGACCTGTATGTAACAGAGGCTAACAGAGCCATCTTTAAGTCTATCTTAAACTTTTATTCACGTGATTCATCTTATGCATTTAAGGAGTTAATTTAATGGCAACAACTGAATACAAAATTAAACTCCTTGAAAAAGAAACCCGTGCTAAGTATGACGCTATCTTTAATAAAGGTCGCTCAGGCTATAACATGGATAGGTATAAAACAGATAGCATTCCATATAAAAAGGCTAAAGAAGAATATGATAAACTTTATCCTGCTTACTTAAAGTTAAAAGAAAAAAACAATAACCTTATTGCTAAGTATAAAGACACATTAACAGAAAAAAATAAAACTCAAGTTGCTGCCAACAAAAAGAATAAAACGGGCAGCGCTTTAGATGCTGCAAAAGAAGAACTTCAAAGAGCAAAAGACTCACAAGATCCTACTAGAATTCAATTGGCAGAAGATAATGTAAGAACAGCCCGTGCTGAGTACAGAGGAACACCTGTTGATACTCAAACAAACAAAGCGGGAAGCAAAATTGATTTAGGTATTGATGCTGATAAATATACACTTTTACCTGATGGTAGAGTTGTTCAACCAGGTGAGAATGCACAACAAGTTTTTATTGTTCCTATTCCAACCACCGCGGGTGGAATATTCAGCCTTGATAGTCAAGGAAGTTCTGATTCTGCAATTAGAGTTTACATAAAAAACTATGCATCTGAAACAGGACAGATTGAAGCACTAAAGAAACAATTAGTTGCTTCTGGTTATCTTACTCAGGAAAAGGCTAAATCTGATTTATGGTACAGCGGTCTTTCTGACATGATTGCTGCTTATACAACAAGTGTTGTTGAGGCTGCTCAGTTTGGTGGGGCTACAGAACCAGAATCAATTCAAACATTTTTAAAAACAAAGATAGTATCTGGTACTGGCGGTAGCGGTTCTGCAGGTAGGTATCAAGTTATTACCACACGTGGTGATGCCAAAAGAGAACTTAATGATTACCTTACTAACCTACGCGGTTCAGGTGCAACATCAGAAGAGTTTGAAGAATTTTATAAAGACTTAAGCGCAAGAGAAAGCAAAGGAATACGAACAACTAAGAACGGTGTAGTAACTGGTTCAGTTGTTGAACCTGCTGATCGTGTAGTTATTGCCGCTAACATTGCTAGAAAGTCTTTCAAGAACACTGATGTAGATGTCCTACTATCTTCTTCTAAAGGCAGCACCGCTGCCTTAGCAATAGCGGAGTTGCAAGAATACGCTGCTGATTATGGTATTGATATGTCAGCAACAGATGCTCTTAAGTACGTAGCACAGGGACTTGGACAAGGACTTGGGCAAGAAGCACCTTTAAAGAAACAACAAGAACGTATCCGTCAATTGGCTATGACTATGAATCCTAATCTTAGAGAACACATAATCGCAGGTGGAACTATTAGAGATGTAGCAAATGAATATGCATCAGTTAAATCTAGGAAACTAGGCGTAGTAATTCCTACATCTACTAAAGATAAAGATGTTATGGATGCTGTTAGATCTGGTGAATCA